GTCTTGATCAATTCTTGAAATTGCTGTGGTGTCTGTGGAGCACCAATCCCCACGATCCAATCGTGAATTTCTAGATAGTTCCTCAAGTCCTCATCAACGATGAAGTTGATTTGCAACTCCTCGTAGCGGACCTTGTTGCCTCCCAACGGAAGGTTGTTGACTGGACTAGGAGACTCAATTGGCGTCATGGATACGCCGGGAATGTTGACTTCCTGCCCAAAGTATGTCACATTGGGCAGCCGTTTGAAAACAAGTTTAAACTTGTTTTGTGCAAGTTCGTTGAGATTCTTTGGTTGATTTGTGCTCATGCCCATATTTATGGTTCAAAAAATTTTTTGGAACCGGGTTGACAACCGGTTTTTCAATGCTAATATACGGATCGTAGTGGAGGAAATCGTGATGAAAGCCGTTGTCAAGAAGCCCGTCAATGTGGTTGCAAAAGACCTGTTCTCGCCCAAGTATCGCAGCCGCATTGTCTCGTCCAAGAAGCACTACAATCGCAAGCGGGACAAGAGGAATTTCGATTGAGGAATGGAGAACCTGTCGCTAGTCAAGAAGTCGAATCCGATGCCATGCCCGTGATTGTAGGTGTCGTTAGAAATTTCGGAAATGTAAAGGAGAACCTGAGAAGTATAACCACCGTTTGAAGTCACAAAAAAATAGACGGGACCGAAGCCCCGTCTATTGAGTGAAGAACCTCTTTCGTTTTTATTGTTGTTACATGAGGTTCTTGGCAGCGAAGATTCGGAAATACTTGTTCTTCGCGTTGACATGGACGCGCCCGTCGCCAATGTCCGTAGCGAACGGATGCGAGACAAGACCATAGCGGGTCTTGAAGCCAATCTTGGGCTGCAAGGTATTGTCGTTCATTGCGCGATAGAGCGTTAGCGGCACGTAAGGCGCATAGAACAGACCAGCGTCGAATGGGCTTGCACCCTTGTACCCAACCGTGACGAAGTGGTTGCCAGCGGCGGACTCGAAGTAAGGATCGACGAACACCTTGTACTTGCCGAGAAGCGTACCAGCAAAGGTATTGCCGGTGTCGTCTACGACAAGGTTGTCGCCAGCAAGGGCAGAGTTGGAATCGAGAACACCAGCCATCGAAAGGGCAGAAGCAACGTCCGAAGACGTGATGATGAAGTTACCCTTACCGGCGCGGGTTGCGCGGGCGATAGCGTTGGCTTCGCGATCAATCTGATACACGAGGCCCTTGAACTTCTCGACCATCCAGCGGCCATTGGAGTCAACGTCAAGGTCAAAGATGCCTGGAGCAGCGGTATTCTGCTGAGCACCAAACGTAGCGGTTGAGTAAATGGCGCGAATGATCTCACGGTTGATTTCGGCAAGAATTTCGCGAGAAAGAATCTCGGCAAGTTCTTGCTCGGCGTCAAGACCGTGGACGTTCTTAAGGTCTTGAGCGAGTTCGTGGGTGTATTCAGCCTTGAGGGCGCGAGTCGTGGCGTTAACAGGAACGCGCTCAATGCTGAAAGCCATCTCGTTGAAGTCGCCAGAGGAAGCACCGATACCGAGGTTTTCACCAGCGGCGGTTGACATGCCCTTGGCAAACGTATAGGCTGAGTTACCAGAAGTGATCAGAAGAGATGGATCGGTTCCGGCGTGAGACTGACCGAACGTGTTGTTCGCGCTGGAAGCGGAAAACAGCGTATTGGCCTCACCGAATAGAGCCTCAATGCCGCCCTGATTTGCGTAACGAGAACGAAGGGCGAAGATGAGGCCAGTTGGACCGGACATCGGCTGCACGCCGCAAACGTCATAGGCAATTAGGTTCGGGAACGAGCGACGAACCAGCGAAATAAGAACGGGGTCGTAGATGTCAACGTGCCCCGGAGCCGGAGTTGATGCGGCAGCGGACGTACCCATCGCATTCGTTGATTCGAGAAGGTACGTTAGGGTTGATTGGGGTTCGCGGCGAGCAATTTCGGCGCTGGCGTTGTTCTGGTTCTCAAGAAGAATGGCCAGAGTTGCGCGCTTCTGAGGGTCTCGAATGGCACCTAGCGACTCATGGTCAATAACCGCGCTCCATTTCTTAATCAGATGATAGTTGTCCATTAAAATTTCTCCTAATCGTTTATTTCCTTTTGCATCGGATTACTTACTTTACCGATGCGCAGTGGGTGCATTGAAGTTAAACTTCTTTGACGTTATTTCGTCCGGTCTATGCTAGACCTTGTAATTTCCACGTTTACCATCGCCTTTACACGGCTTTCGACCATGATCTAGGTTTTTAACCGGATGGGAGCTAGGTTTGCCCCATCCGGTTAAAATTATTTAGAAATTAGAACTTCTTACCAAGATACTTCTGCGCGAAGTCTGGAAGAACGACCTTTTCCACGACATCGGCGTCGGCAGTGGGCTCAACTTCCTCAAAAAGAGACTCGTCAATCGCCTCGTTGTCGTCTTCGACGGAAGCGTAGTTGACGGACTCGTCGATGTACGCCTTCTTTACCTCGACTAGACGTGCTTCGAAGGTATCGTCATAGTCCATACCTTCAGCAAGGACTTCGAGCTTAGCCTTCTGAGCTTCCGAAAGGTCGCGTGAGACGTGCTCGACAATGAGTTTCTTTTTGAGTTCACGGACCTGCTCGGACAGTTCAACGGCACGGTTGATTTCTGCCTCAAGCTTGCTTTCGAGTTCGCTATTGGACTCGACAAGTTCTGCAACCACATCAACCTTGTCGTCCGGAACATCGACGTAATGCTCTTCGAGAAGATTCTTCAGTCCACCGATGAATGACTCGACAAGTTCGGCGCGGATGTTGTTGACTACCTTCACTTCGTTGTCGGCGTACCAATCATCGACTGCCTTGGTGAGGTAACCATCAACATTCTCTAGCATTACTTCATAGGCTTCATCGAGCTTCTTCGCGTATTCGGCCTCAAGTTCGGCCTTCTTGGCCTCAAACTCCTCTTCGAGTTCCGTCTGGGCTTCTGCGAGATGCTTGTTCGCGGCAGCCAGAACGGCAGCTTCGAAAATGTTCTTGACGCGGCTCTTGAATTCCTCGGAAAGGGAATTTGCATCTGGTCCAAGAATAGCGCGGATGTCTTCTTCGACGTTTAGGTCTTCCTTGACAACCTTCTTCGGAGCCTTCTTGGCCTTGGTTTCGTCTAGGGATTCCTCGTCCTCGTCATCATCATCGTCGTCGTTCTTGTCGTCCTCGTCCTCGTCGTCGATTTCGACATCAACATCATCTTCCTTGTCCTTATCGCATTCGTCGCCTTCCTTGGCCTCGGTTTCGGCTAGTTCCTCGATGCCTTCCGCGACGACACTTTCAAGGTTATCTTCCTCGTGGAAGTTTTCCGTTTCGTGTGACATGTTAATCTCCTTGAATTGGATATCTGCAATTATTTAGAAATTCGCGTCCTTAGCGATTAGACAAGCTATTGAGGAACGATTCGAGTAGCTTTGCCGCAACTTCTTCGTCGAATTTCTCGTTGATTGTTTTCTTCGCGGAAACTAAATCTTTCTCCACCCATACGCCATTCTCGATAATCCATTCCTTTTGCTCGAAAATGGCTTGAACGAATGCATCTGGTGCGCTAGGGTCAGCGACGATATCAACTGCCGTCATCATGAAGTCTTCTTGAACGATCTTGGCTCCTCGTTGTTCCCTGACGGAACCGACGCCGCGAGACGACACACCGAGAAGACAACCTTCCTCAAGAAACTTCTTGACTGTCTGTCCGGGGATAGTATCCATAATCTTTGCCTTCCCGTACACGTCATTGCCATCCATATAAAGTTCGGTGATGTAGTGGGAGACACGATCAAGGTTTAGCTGCGGCGTTGCTGGATGTCCGAGTTCGCCATAAGACTGCTTGCGGCGAATCTTGTCTTGATAGCGGTTCACTTCGCCCGCCAGAACATCACGGGGATAGACTCTCCCGTTGCGGTTCCGAACATCGGCCTGCATGAAAATTCCAGCGATGAAGTAATCCTTGTTGCCGGTGACATCGTTGTCCTCTTTAAGGAATTCGATGCCCTCGGTGACTTCTAGTAGAAGTTTCATTTGTTTCGTGCCTTTGCGCTGTGCAGAGCCTTGAAGAAACTTCTGGCGTCCTTCGACAACGTATTGACAAAATCAGAACGCTTCTTGGCCTCTAGCTTCTGGATGGCTCGTGCGATAACGTCTGCGTCTTCCGGTGCAACCTTAATGGTTTGACCGGAATTGAGTGTGACTTCGACAGCCTCTTTGTTCTTGACGGCCATATTGATGTCGTCAATAACCGACTCGTTTAGCTCCTCGTCGTCAAAATCGATGAAGTCTTCATCCGATAGGGCTTTTTCAAAATCCTCGATCTCGTCGTCGGTGAAGTCCACCATATCATCGACATCGAATTCTACAACGCCATATGATTCTGGCGGAAGGTCAACGATCTCCATTTTGCTATAGTGATTGTCGAGCATCTTGTAGTGATTTGTAAAATAACTTGACCGCTTGACGCCCTTGTAACCGAGGGGATGAGGTTGCGTTTTCGTCAAATCGGTGACAGACTCGGTGATTTCTTTGCGATAGTTGCTCGCCATTTCCGAGAACAACTTGTCGGCAACCTGCATTTTCTTGAATTCGTGCGTCTGCGCATGAAGTTCGTTGAGACGTTCCTTGACAGACTCTACGAATTTCAAGGGCTTTTTCTTCTCGATGAGTAACTTTAGTTCATCTTTCATTGTTACATCCTTGCAATGACCGTTTCTTTTATTTATTAGAAGCGACTTTTCGACGGGAATTTTGATAGTCTTAAGGACTCATCCATGTCGATTACGTTGTCGTCTTCTGTCTTTTTATGTCTCGGCCTAGGTTTCCGTCTGTCGCGGGGATCGTATTCGTCATCATCATCGAACACGTTGGAATCGTCGGCTTCCTTTTCGGCTTCTCGGCGCTCCTCCTCGATTTCCTTCTTAATTTCATCGAATTCATCGTCCGTGATGTGTAGAATTTTACGTCGAATCCACTTGCGCGACACCATGCCATCGTCGATCATATCCTTAGCATCGCGATAGGTTGCGAGGCGGTTTGACCAGATATCTGTTTCCTTCAATTCCGCGAACATGTTATCTTTGACAAAATCAAAGAAAATGTCGTCGCGAATCCGATTCCATTCTTCTCGTGTGACGATCTTCTTCAAAATAAGTTGAGTGCCGAGGATGTCTTCGAACAGACGCGAGAACCTCTTACGAAGACGAATGATGAATTTATTGAATTTGATTTCGTCTCTGGTGATTTCACTTGTCCGACCTAATGAGAAGTTGTTGTTCTCATCCAGCCTTGACACGGGGATATTG